CTTCGGTCTATTCTCCACAACCGAATGAGTTCGTATTGTTTGATACTACATCTGGAGCATTATCTATTCCGCTACCTACAACCCCACCTAACGGTACACAAGTTGGTGGCAGAATTGTTACTCAAGCATCCTCAAACGGGGTAACCTTTACGTCCTCAGGTGGGGACGTGTTCAACAAACCGGGTGGCCCAACTTCTGGGGGAGGCTTAACCCTACTTAACCAAGCCATAGTTTTAGAGTACTTTAACGGAGTATGGACGGCGTTAGCTACAGGCTTGCCACTTAACCTATTGGATACTAGGTACGGTTACCCGCTCCCTACACTAGTACAAGGTCCAGGGATAGAAATTCTACCCCCGTCCGGTGGTACACAGATAATTCAGGTAGCTACAGCATCAAAAGCTCTCTGGGATAATTTGTATGCTGTGAAGGCCGCAGACCTACCTAGAAACACTACAACTACTGCTACGGCTGATCCAGATTTACAAGTTGCCCTAGCGGCGAACTCAAGTTATTGGGGAACGTTCGTATTCAAGTACGATGCTGACATTAACCTGGATTTCAAGTACAACTTTACTTGTACAGGTGCTACAATTGACGTGTACCCGTACCAGCTTCGTTTTGACTGGACCACAGGTTTAATGACACAGAGCACTCCACAACCTGCTACTTCTGGATTAAACCAAAGTGCTGGTGCTGTAGCAACGGGTACTATTATGTTCGCCCGTGGAGATATTGTGGTGCAAACTGTACAGGCTAACCCGATTATTCTGAATTGGGCTCAGGTAGCTTCTGGAGCTATTAACACAATTCTGAAGGCTGGCTCTGCCATGAAGTTTGAGAAGATGCTCTAGTGCCAGTCCTAACCCCAGGAAACGATAGGACTTCTGCAAGTTCTAGTCAACCACAATTCATCCGTTCTTATGATGATACTTTTGAGGTTGGTATCCTGATCAAGAACAACTGGGATGGGATGCTGTGGAAAAAGGACGTAGCCTCAGGAACCTACGGATCACTATTCAACTTAAACACAATTGTAGGCAACCCATTCAACATGCCTGTGAACTCAGTGGATAGTCACTGGACGTTAACTTGCGTTCTGGATACGCTAAATAACGTGCATGTTATGGGGAACACTCATGCAACGGATTGGTTCTACGCTTACACGAACGTAACCAACTGGCCTCCGTCTACTACATGGACAGTACCAGCCTTCAATACTTTACCGTGGAACAACACTGGGTTGAAACTTCATACGTACACTTACTTCACCCGTATGCTGGACGGTACAGTAATTCAGTTCTCGGATCAAGAGGACTCTGCTGTAGATACTACAGCAGGTCGAGATTTCACGGCCTGGAAACTTCCACCCGGTTCACTAACTTGGCAACCACTTGCTAGTAACGGTGAATTCATGATTACGGCAGGGAACCAAACTCTCAACAACGGGATACCTGACAGAGCTTACCTGTACGGTATTGCTACGTTTATTCTACCCAACGGCACAGAGCGTCTCGGAGTTGTAGCAATTTGGGCGAAGCGTGATCCGGCGGATACGTTCCTTAAGAGGAACTTGCTCTACGCCTACACGGATGATTTGGGTATAACTTGGAAGGCTGTTGATGGCACAGTTCTAACTATGCCACTAGATTGGAACAACTACGGTCCTGCCGCCATAACGTCATCTCCAACTTGGTCAGAAAATGGAAGTGCGGGCTTCTGCTACGATAGCTCAGGATTCCCGCATTGCATTGCTCAGAACCGGGATATTTCTTCTCCTATGTGGTTGGAGCTTTATTGGAACGGTACAGCCTGGACTTCCAGAAACGTTCCAATTCAGGGAGCAGGAGCCTCCATAGGTCCAGGAATCTTTAGCCTAAAGAACGAGTTGTTTTACGTTACAACTGCGTTTAATGCTATGAGGATTAGGAACGTGGTCACTGGCAACCAATTCGGTATAGGTGGTCCCGCTTGGAACGGATGTAAACCCGTGCCTGAACCTGTAGGAATGAGGGATAGGTCACGCTTATCGTTCCTGATTCCTAACGGAGATTCACCTTTAGTGTACGATGTTGGGGCTAATACCTTGCCTAAAGCCCCAGGTTAGGCGCAAGCAGGACACAAATCCTCATCGTTAAGCTCATCGTCCTTAGTCCAGAACTTGCACTTTTTACAGCGTTTCTTGGCGATTAGGTCTTTGTAAGGGTGCTTGAAATTGAGAGTGATGTGCGGCACACCACCTACTATACATGAGTGTGTGCCGCACATGCAACTAGTTTCTCACTCTCGCTATGGCGTCGGCCAGGTCAATGTTATGGTCGGCGCAGTATTGACAGAGTTCCAATACCATCCTAGCAAACTCAATTGGAATACCACCGGGCTTATCATTGTCGTTGTAGACAATTTCTGAGTCAGGCCATCCTCGGGCTTTGAGATGTTCAAATTCATTGATACACACTCTAAGTGAGTCGCTTAGCTCTGGTTCTTCTTCTCTGTATCTTTGAAGTTCTGAGATAAGACCGTTCAGGTTCACATCAGTCGTTGTTGACAATTTCTTCTTCCTCTTTTAACCAGTTTGGTTCTAGTTGTTCTTCAACGGTTACGCCATCGACTTGGTACTTGATCTTCTCTAATACTTGCTCCCACTTTCTTTGCGCCCTAGCTTCATTGGCTGCAACAACGGTTACGGTTATTATAGACTTGGTTTTCCATTTGTCACCATAAGCCATAGCCCACAGTATAACATTTCCTCACGAGGATGTCAAGACATTTAAACTAAGGACTTGACAAATTCGATAGCCTGTTGATATGGCAAGGAAGTCTGAGCGCACGTCAAATCCGATTCGGGTGCTCCGTCTTGAAAACCACCTAACTCTTGAAGAGTTCTCTAGGGAGTGTAAGATTCACTTGCAGGCGGTTTATTTGAATGAGATGGGTATGTATCCTACAATTCTCCCTTCAATTATGAAGAGGATGGTGGAACATTATGGAGTCCTTGGATCCGAAGCCGAAGAGCAATACGAGTACTACATCTTCAACAAACGTTACTCATTCGGGGAAGAACATTCCCCCTATACCTTACCAGAGTCCAACCTCTCCCGAAGTCCCCTCCATCAGTTCAGATTGTCTCTCAATCTTTCTACTGCCTTTGGATTCGCCAAATCCATTGCAATTAACCCTACCTCTGTTCGACGAGTAGAGGCTTGCAAGGTTGACGAATTCCCTGGACAGTTGCGGATAGCTCTTCGAGACATTCAGCTTCCTGTAGGAGACATCGAAGAACTCGAATACCAGCATCAGGAGTACTACCATAGTGGTGTTAGATACAAAGTACAACTTCCCAGTGATAGAAGTTCCGAAACCTCAGGAACCAGAGAGTCTGAATGATTCTGAGTTAAGTATCCTGGCTTACGTGGAACAAGTTTATTGGGAGACTGGCCGGATTCCTACACAAGATGCTGTTGTTGAGGGATTGGATCCTTTTAGCTCCACGAAAACTAAGAAAAGGGTCAAAGCTTGTTGGGAGAAACAGCGGTTTCAAGACGCTCTCAAGAAGCGGGGTTTGGAATTTAAGGAAGATTCTAAGCTTCTAACTCCGACTCAACTGCTATTAGTTAACATGCTTTTGAACGTTGAGGATAAGAAATCCCTTCGTCAGAAGCTAGATGTTTTGGGCGTAACTATGTCTCAGTACCAGACTTGGCTGCGTGATCCAGCGTTTCACAAGTATTTGGTAATGAGAACTGAGCAGCTTTTTGAGAATTCGGACCATGAAGCCTATAAATCCTTGGTTCAGTCTGTGGTTCGGGGCGATGTTTCGGCTATGAAATTGTTCTTTGAAATGCGGGGAATTTACTCACCGAGGCTGGATATTAACATAAATGTCGAAACTATTGTCTATCGTTTGGTGGAAATTGTTGGAAAACACGTCCGTGATCCCGAGCTTTTGAGGGCTATTGCTAACGATGTAGAGCAATTGGAGCTTCCTCGACGTGCCTCGTAAACAACAAACTAGAATTAAAACTGATAGTCAAGCCATTCACGTCTTGGCGGATCAGCTAAGAAACGCGGCTAGATTTCCCAACATTTTTCAGTACAAACCACACGAGAAGCAGCGGAGTTTTCACGAAAGCGTAGCTCCGAAGAAACAATTTGTCGGAGGTAACCGTTCTGGCAAGACGACGTCGGGAGCCGCCGAGGCCGTGTGGTACATGCAGGGACAGCACCCATATAAGAGGCTACCCTGGGAGCCGCCCACGTTTGGTAGAGTGGTCACAGTTGATATAATTCAGGGACTAAATAAGATCATTCTTCCGATGCTATCTAACCTGATCCCGAAATCATATTTGGTCAATGGGTCGTGGGAGGATTCTTACGATAAGGAACTTCGTACCCTTTCGTTTGCCAACGGATCGTATTGTGAGATCCTTACTTACGAGCAGGATCTAGAGAAATTCGCTGGGACTTCACGCCATTGGATTTGGTACGACGAGGAACCTCCAAAGGATATCTTTACAGAATGTAGCTTAAGACTACTGGATACCGCAGGACATTGGTGGATTACCATGACTCCTGTAGAAGGTATGACGTGGACTTACGATGATGTTTATGCTCAATTTGGATTAGACCCATATCTACTTGTTGTAGAAGTTGATATGGATGATAACCCATATTTGACAGAAGAAGGAAAAAAGCTTGCGCTCAGTGGTCTTTCACAGGAAGATTTGGATGCTCGCCAGCATGGTCGATATGTTTCTGTTGGTGGTTTGGTATATCCTGAGTTCGATCCCCAAATCCATGTAATTGACCCTATTTCTACTCCACCGGGATGGATGAGATTTGATGGAATGGATCATGGTATTCGGAATCCTACAGCATGGTTGTTTGCTTGTGTAGATAGGGATGGCCGAATTATCATTCTAGATGAGCATTATCAAGCCGGACGAATTGTAGCCTATCATGCTAAAGTAGTCAAGGAAATGGATGAGATATACGGCGAGCCATCTTATAGGGTGGGCGATCCTTCTATTAGGAATACTGATCCTATCACAGGAACTTCGGTCCAGCTCGAATACATCTACAACGGAATTCCTGTTATCTGCGGTAATAATGACATCTCTGCTGGTCTTACTCGTATTAAGTCTAAGCTACTTGGAACTGATCTAGCTCTTGGTAAACCTGAGTTGTTCATCACTAGAAATTGTGAACGTTTGATTTGGGAACTCAGGAAGTACCGTTGGGGTAAATGGGCACACAAGAAGATGAATTATGATCGCAACTTCAAAGAAGAACCTGTCAAGAAAGACGATCATGCTTGTGACGCCTTGCGTTATCTGATAGCGTCACGACCAGAGGCAGACGACGGAACTGCGGTTCCAGACCTGTCTACACTCCCCTTGGGAGTTACAGATGTAGTTGATCCAACTAAACCATATACAGATAAAGAATTGGTTAGGATGGGTCAGAAATACGTGGATTACAACTTAGGAGAGGATTACTAAGTGGCTTTCAACATCAAGGTAAACGGAGAGAATGTTCACGAAATGGACGTGGACCCTCGACTTGTGACACAAGTTAAGTTGCGTTCAGCCCAGGGTGAAGCTGGAGTTGCTGGTTCTCCTTTCTCTGGTGAAGGAAATGATTGGGTAGAATTGGTTGTTGTAACTCAACAGCCTACAGCACTTCCCGTTGTGGAAGATGATGCTCGTTTGGCTGCTCAGGAAGAGGGTCCAGAGGAAGTTCTGACCTTTAATGAAGTAGCTGTGAGAGCAGAAGAAGAAGCGGAACTTACAGCCGAGGGTGCTGCTGCTGATAAGGAAGAAAAGGAAGATAAAGAGGCTGAAACTGAAAACAATACGAAGCCTGCTGCTAAGACCACGAAGTCTACTGCTTCTTCTAGTTCCTGATGTTTGAGCTTGTACAGAATCCTATAGCTCTCCCAGGGGCTTGCTATTTTTGTGGGAGTGGTGATAAGTCTCCGTACATTGATTGGGGAGTTAGCATAGAGTTCTACGGTGCTCTATATACTTGTCATCAATGTACGGAGTCGGTAGCTATGTTGCTAGGGATGCTTTCTGAGCGTGCTGCTGAAGCGTTGAAAGAACAGAATGACAGACTGATTACTGCTAATCATCGTCTTGAAGTTAAGAACGAAGCTCTTAGAGAAGCCATAGAGAATCTAGTGGTGGCAAATGAACCCGTGGTTAGTTCCAATGATCAGTCTAGCAATAGTGTTGTTGATTCAGTCAGCACTTTGTTGGCAGACGATCAGGCAGATTCAGAAGGATCATCAAGCTCAACAGAACTCTTGGATTCTGGAGAGAGAACGTCTGATGAATCGAGTGATGACGAAGGAATGGACGAGTTACACTCAGATGAATCAGAACCTTTCTACAAACTCAAAATTTGATGATGTAGTAGCAGGAATGTCTGACGAAGAAGAACTTCGTCGATGGAAGGCAATGGCTGAAAATCAAGGAATCGGAGAAGTCTTAAGTGGCGACGACCTTAGGCACGAGTTCAACGAACTCGGATTATTCGGAACCGAATAACGGAATGCCGAATACGGGCCTCGCCAATATCCGAGGCTCGTCAAGTAACAAGAAACTCCTAGACTACGCTAACGAGTGTTTTCGGAAGGATAAGGAGTATCGTCAGCAGTTTGAGAATCAATGGTACATGAATCTTGCTTTCTACTTTGGCAAGCAATACCTTCAATGGATTGCTAGTCAAGGTATGGTAGCTCGTATGTATGATCCTCCTGCTCCACCTTGGCGAGTTCGACTTGTTTCAAATAAGGTCCGAGTTATGCTAAGAAAGGAAATGGCAAAGCTCACTAAAGAAATGCCTATGGGCTTTGTTGTTCCTCAATCCTCAGATGACGAGGATATTCTTGCTGCTCAGGCGGGTGATAATCTCTCTGAGTTCTTTTGGCGTGAACAGAATCTAATGAAGCACATTCGTCGTGCTGTGTTCTGGATGAGTCTAGTAGGTACAGGATTCATTAAAGATGGTTACGACGAGAATGCTCGTTTTGATGCTGTCCAAAAGGGTGATGTATTCTGTGATCGTGTGTCTCCCTTCCATATTTTCGTTCCAGATGTTCAGGAAGAAGATCTAGAGAATCAGCCTCATGTTATTCATGCTGCTGCGAAGAATCCTGATGCTGTAGAGCGTATGTATGGTAAGGCTGTGAAGCCTGATTCTAGTGGTACTGATATGGTTGAGGATAAGTACCTCTCAGCACTAGGTATCAAGCAATCCAGTGTAAAGACACAAGTGTACGTTAAGGAAATGTGGCTAAAGCCATGCAGTATGTTGAAGAATGGTGGAGTAGTTATCTTCACTCAGGATCAGCTTATCAAGGTTATTGATGGCTGGCCTTACCAGCATGGTCAGTATCCACTTTCTAAGTTCGAGTTAATGCCAACTGGAAGATTCTACTCTGATTCTTCTATGGTAGACCTTATTCCTCTCCAGAAGGAATACAACAGAACTCGATCACAACTAGTTGAAGCTAAGAACCGTATGGCTAAGCCACAATTGCTAGCTCCTAGAGGATCAGTTGACCCGAATAAGATCACTTCAGAGCCAGGACTTGTTATTCAATATACTCCTGGGTTTCAACCTCCTACTCCCCTTGCTCTTACCCCTATGCCTCAGTATGTTCTGGAAGAATTGAACAGAACCTCTTCGGATATGGAAGATATTTCCTCACAACATGCAATCTCTAAAGGGGGAACTCCAGCAGGAGTTCACGCAGCTACAGCTATTTCCTATTTGCAAGAACAGGATGATTCCGTACTGGCATCGTCAATTTCTAGTATCGAGGCTGGAGTCGAGAGGGTTACACGACACTGGCTTTCTTACGTCACACAATTTTGGGATTCACAGCGCCAAATTCAAGTTGCCGGAGAGAATGGAGCATTTGAAATGTTCCAACTCGACAAGAATTCCCTCAACTCGAATACGAATTATACTGTTCAGGCTGGCTCAGCTACTCCCCGTTCACTAGCTGCGAAACAATCCTTTATCATGGAGCTTTTCAAGATGGGTTTGATCCCTCCTGATAAAGCTCTCCATTATCTACAGATGTCTGAGACTGGCAAGATGTACGAAGAACTACAAATCAATGCCAGACAAGCTCAGCGTGAGAACGTGAAAATGTCACAAGGTGATTTACAAGTAACTGTGAATACTTGGGATGATCATCTGTCACATATTGTTGAACATGACAATTATAGGAAGCGTCAGAGTTATGAGATGCTTCCTCCTGAGCTTCAACAAGCTTTTGAAGAGCATGTTAAGCATCATAAAGCTTTTGTTCTTGTTCACAAGGGTTTTCCACAGGAGATTGTGGATCAAGCCCTACAAGATCCTTCGGGAATGATGCTTGATCGCTTGCTATTCTCCCCCATGCCTGGAATGATGGGTCCGCCCGGTGCAGGGCCGGGTGGTCCCCCAAATATGCCCCCGCATATTCCCCCCAAACCATCCGGTCCTAATCCGGGTAGTCCATTACAAGGTCGTTCTCCAGGTTCTCCACAAACAGTAGGACTTTCACAAGCCGCTCCTAAACCACCGGAGCAATAGAATGCCTTGGACAGCACAAAGTTTTAAATCAAAGCACAACAAGAGTTTAAGTCCCGCTAAAGCCGCCAGAGCTGCCGCTATTGCGAACAGTGTTCTGAAAAGTTCTGGTGATGATGCGAAAGCTATTCGCATAGCTAATGGGTCAGTTAGAAACGCCGCCGGCAGGAGACTATCTAAAGGAAGTTCAAGTGGCTAGAGCACAAGTAGGAAATATTCACGGATATGCTGCTGTGGGTACAGGAGGCTTCCTTGCTAATATCACGGCGGATGGAGCTAACACAGTTACGGTAGATGACACCTTCGGGATTCCTGTAGGAAGCAGCGTTGATTTAATTAATAAGAATACTGGTGCTGTTCTTGCTAGCAACCGTCAGATTACTAGCCTAACAAGTGCTGGTGTTCTTACTTATGGTGGTGCTGATGTTGCTGCTGTTCCTGGCACTACTATTGTTGTTATTACAGGAACTACTGCTGGTTACAGTAACTTGAATGGTGGCCCTACTCCTGGCGAAGGTTTTACGATGGGCGGTGAAGGTTTAACTGTTGATCGTGCAAGAACGAGACTTAAGGCAATTAACGCTACAACTTATTCGGATACTGAATTGGACAAGTTGACGTTGAATGACATGCGTTATGCTCTCAGGGTTAACGAAGCACCGGGGTCAATCTGATGCCTGTTCCTCCACAATTTAAGAAAGCTGCAAAAAGACGTCTTGATGCTGCACTTCCTAGCAATACAGCGTCTAACACCAAAAAGGGTGGAGTAGCAACCTTTAAGAATCCTGGAAATAAGGCTGGTGCTGGTTTACTTCAACAAGGTGCTGGACAGGGTACTCCAAATCCTGATTCTGGTAATGAAGGTGTGTCTGGCTTTATGGCAGCCCTTGGTGCTGCTGCTAAGAAGAAGCCAAAGACAAAGGTTCAACCCGCAGCGTCTCGTAAACTTATGGCTATGAGATTGGCGGCTAAAAAATAATGCCTCCTGCTCCAAATGCTCCTATCAATAATCCACTCTTAGCTTTGTTAGCTCAGGGTGGACAAGCTCAACAACCTCAACTTCCTCAACTTCCTCCCGGAATGGGTCCACAACAAGGTCCACCACAGGGATTACAAGGTCCACCACAACAAGGACCGCCACAAGGAATTCCTCCACAATTATTAGCTGCTTTAATGGGCGGAGGGACTGGTCCTCCAGGGGGAGGCGCACCTTCTGGAGGGCCACAATTAGGAATGCAACAAGGTCCACCACAACAACAAGGTTTACCTCCGGGAATTGGTCCTCCTAATGTTGGAGTTAGAGCAGGACTTGGTGGAGCTTTATCAGATCAACTTTCTCAGATTGGAGCACAAGCTCCTACACCCCCAATTCATCCAGTAGTAGATATTATGGATAATACACCACCCATTGTTCGTGAGGCGATTCGTCGTCGTCTCTTTACACAAGGAATGTAAATGTCAGATTCCCAGGGTCCACCGGATCTATCTGCGTTTATGCCACAACCAGATGGACAGCCAACGGATACAGGACAAGATCAGGGCCAGGGCGAAGCCAGCCTAGGAGATAATTTTCTAAGAAACGTTCCCGATGCTGACAGGGCCGTTGTCGGACGGTACATCAAAGATTGGGATGCAGGAGTCACAAAAAGATTTCAGGAGATTCATGACCAGTACGCTCCTTATCAGCAACTAGGAGATGTACAAAAACTTCAAGAAGCTCTTGAAGTTTATGATCTTCTGGATAACAGTCCAGAAGTCATCTATGAAACTCTGAGGCAGCATTTTCAGGAGCAAATCCAAAACGGGAATTATCCTCCTGTTCCTCAGAATTTCAACGGTCAGCTTCCACAAAATCAACAGACTTCTCAACCAGCACAACCCCCAAATCCACAACTTCAACAGGCTCTTGAACCATTCCTAGCTCCCCTGACTCAAAAGATTCAGGAGCAGCAAGGGGTTATGGAGAAAATGGCCCAGGTGTTGTTGCAGGGGAATCAGAGAGAACAAGAAGCTGCTGAAGATCGTGCTCTTGATCAATACATGGCAGAGCTTGAACAACGTCATGGTAAATTTGATCAGAGAGCGATTTTGTTGAGCCTCTATGAAGGCAAAGATGGTGACCAGGCCGTAAAGGAATGGAAAGAATCTTTGGCTCAGTATGCTCCACAATCTCAGAATCAAGTTCCTCCACCTTTAATGGGCGGATCAACTCCCTCTGATAACGTTGATGTTGGGTCCATGACCGACAAGGACGTTCGTGCATTGACCGCTAATGTATTTGCGGCTTTGCAACAGAACCCATAGACTTTAAGGAACAGTCTAATGGCTCAGGCAACAATGACGGCCCTGACAGCGATTCTCAAAGAGATTTACGAGGGTCGTATTGAATCCCAACTCCAGAATGAAGTTGTGGCAGCAAAGCGAATTGAACGTACTTCCGATGGTGTTGTTGAAACCGTCGGTGGTAAGTACGTAGACTTCCCAATTCGGGTCGGCAGGAACGCCGGTATTGGTAACCGACTTGAAAACGAAGCTCTGCCTACAGCAGGTTCACAAGCCTACGCTGCACCACACATTCCTCTGACGTATTGTTATGGTAGAGTTCGACTCACTGGTCAACTCATTGAGTTGGCTGAGAAGAACTACCAGTCTTTCGCTTCTGCACTTGACGAGGAAATGAACGGCGTCAAGGATGATGCGGCGAAGGATTACAACCGTCAGATTTACGGTAACGGAACTGGTGCTATGGCAAACGTTACGGCTGACGGTACAAACACCGTTACAGTTGATAACTACCAGTACCTTGAAGTTGGTGCTTTTGTTGATATTCGTACTCGTTCTACTGGTGCTGCAATTGCGGTTCAGAGGAACATCACGGCTATCAATGAATCCACGAAGGTTGTTACCTACGATGGTGCTGACGTAACAGCTTCCGCAACGGATGGAATCTACCGTGAAGGAAACTTCACTGGTGGTACTTCCCGAGAGATTTCAGGGTTTGATCTGATCATTTCTGATACTCTCCCGCTGCATGGAATTGATCCCGCACTTCAATCAAAGTGGAAGGCTACAATTCGGAATAACCCGGCGGCTGCCGGAACTCCGAGGGCACTTTCCGAAGGCATCATGATTGAGATGTGTGATGCTATTCGCACAAGGTCTGGTCGTAAGGTAACTGTAGTCCTTACAGGTTTGGGTTGCCGCCGGGCTTACTTCAATCTGCTGACTCAGCAACGCCGCTACACAGATACAAAGAGCTTTGATGGAGGCTTCCAGGGACTTGCATTCAACTACGGGACTGAGATTCCTGTAGTAGAGGACGTAGACTGCAAGCCGAACACCATGAAGTTCATTGATGAGAAGTCACTTAAGATTTATCGTAATCGTCCGTGGCATTGGGCGGATACGGACGGTACGGTTCTTAAGTGGGTTACTGGATTTGATGCTTGGGAAGGTTTCATCAAGCAGTATTCAGAACTCGGGACAACTCACCGTAACGGCCATGGAAGCCTGAACGACATCATCGAAGGCTAACCACAGCACGGAGGGAGGCAGGTAGAATTCGGACCCTACCTGTCTCCCTCCCTCCCATTTAAGGATATGCATGAGTCTTTATCCATGTAGACAGAACTTAAAGCCATATGATCCCGGAACTGATCCTGAGATTGTTCCTTGGATGTTTATTGCTCACGTAGCAGTTTACAACCAACCAGGGATTGATGAAGGTCCATCCTTTCATAGTGGCTTAGAGTGGCACTTCTACATCGACAAAGGCCCAGGCAAGCCTGAAGATATTATTACTCAGCTTCGGGATACTAAGTACCAGGCTGATTCCAGCTACATGGCTAATGGTTTCTGGGTTCAAGGACAATTTTGTGGTGCTGTGAGTTTTGAGTCTGAGGGAACTGGTGATGATCCTTGGACTGATGCTCAGATAGATGCTATTATTTGGCTGTTTCGGAAAGCCAATGAGATTGATGGTATTCCTTTGATGGTATGTCCTGCTTGGAATCAACGTGGACTTGGATACCATCGTTTATTTTCTCAGTGGAATAGTCCTTATCATTCCTGTCCTGGGGATCAGAAGGTCCACCAGTTTGATACTGTGATTATGCCAGCTTTAATGGCACCACCTGAGCCTGAAAAGAAGAAGGTATACGATATGACTCCGGGACAATGTAGAGACAAGACTGGTAGGAAGTGGTTCTTTGTTGTTGGTGATGGCCTTCAAGCTTTCGCTTCTGTGGATGGCGGAGAGTTCTTTGAGCTTGTTGGTGGAGGACAATGGACTTCTGGACTTGATGCAATGTGTGAAGAAGATGGTCTTATTGTAGTTGGAGGCAGAGGAACTGATGGTGCATTGTATCAGATGCTAGTTTATACAGATGGTGGACCACCTTCTCCAAACAAGAACAATGTTGAAGTAATTAAAGTTGGTGGACACATCTTTCCGGCTACGTGATGGACGTTAAGAAGCGGCTCATAGAAATGAGTGATGGGTCGTATGTAGAATCTGACGTTTTGAATGTAGTTGAGAAGATCAGAGCTTATGACCCAAATCTTAACGTCAAGTATTGTGATCCTCGGCTTGCTGATCCTGACGACCCGCCTTATAAAGTTGTAGAGCTTTGTCCAGATGGAGTAGAGCGAGTTGTATTCATGGTTTGGGAACTCAATGAAAAAGTTCTTGAAAGGCTTTATGCGGCGGACAATGCTCGCACTAATGTCCTTCTTGATATACACGGTAATAATCTACTGGCAAAGAAGGAACAGGAGCGTCGTTATAGAGAGGTATGTTTAGAGGATCAAGACATACTTCTTCACTATGTAAAGTCCCCAAAGAGTAAGTGGAGTTTTAAGCGTCGAGAAGATGGAGCGATAGTCACAATCGACGATCAAGAGGGAAGGGTTCACAAGGTCCGTGAACGTAGCTGATATTAAGCGGAGAGTAACTAATATTCTCGGAGATGATGCAAAGCTTATCTTTGAGGATGCGGACTTGATTGACTTCATGAATGATGCTCAGGTGGATATTTGTCGAAAGACAGATATTCTACGGGGTACATCTGTAATCAATGTGATAGGTGGTACGGAATTCTATCCTCTTCCAATAGATTTCATTGAGATTCAGCGGGCTACTTATAACGGAAACAAGCTCTACAAGACTACTTGGCAAGAGATTGATCTATTTGATCCTGGCAAGGATTCCTCTCAGACTTCAGGAGTCCCCGATCATTATCATCGTGAGGGGAATCAGATTTATCTTTATCCAATTCCTTCAAGTTCTTCTACTGGAGGATTAAAGGTATACTACTCTCGTACACCTGCTGCTCTTGTTAGTGACACTGACGTTCCTGAAATTCCTCTATCTATGCATGAGGACATTGTGATTCGTATGGTCGCCAGAGGCCATGAACAAGTGGAGGATTTTCAGGCAAGTCAGGTCAAGTCAACGGAGTATAACAACGCAATTGCACTCTCTCAGGAACAATCACAAGAAGGAACAGACGAGTATTATCCCGTTATTCGTGACATAGATGCGAGTTCTTACTGATGGCTCGTCCCGCTGGATTCAATGATGTCGAGATTAAGAACTTCTCGGGTCTAGACCTTCGTGGCCCTGGAGAACTTCTTAGTGAACGCACTCTTCAAACTCTGACTAACTTTGAGATTGGTGATCTAGGACAGATTAAAACTCGTCCAGGGTTTAAGCGAGTTCATGATGGAACCCAACTGGGGAATTTCCCAGTAAGGTTCATTGGACAGCATTCTACAGACAACCTGAATCAAATTATTGTCCAAACTGTTACAGACGGCTACAGTACATTGCATGGTAGAGGACTTCTCTACTATACAAATAACAGTGGTTCAACTTGGACAAATATGGGTGCAAGTATTAATCTATCCTGTGGCCGATCCTCTCAGTTTGGAGAGGGTAACTCCAACATTCCAACTCTGACAGGTCTTTATACTTGGAATGGATCAACCTTAACAGGGCCAGTTTCGGGTACAAAGCTCAGTTCTTACACAGGTCTTTTGGCTCAGGATAGATATTTCACTATTGAGAACTCCACTGGAAACATTTGGTTCTCTGATCCTGGGAACGCTGCCTCATACCCTGGTTCAAACACCATTGGATTCACAGTAGATAACAAGGACAATATCGTAGGGATTCTTCCTTACCGAGATAGAGTGGTCATCTTCTTCCAGAACTCAATCCGAGTTCTTTATCTTAACGGTCCTCCAGCTTCCTGGGTTATGAAGTTCCTGCCATTCTATATGGGAGTTCAGAATCAGGATTGTTACTACGTATACAACGATCTTATCTACTTCCTATCTTCTGAAGGACTCTTCAGAACTGATCTGACTCAGTTAGAAGAACTCTCAAAACCTATTGCTCCTGTTTTCCAGAGACGGTGGGAAGCTTATCAGCTTGAATCCTCGACGTATCACAGAAGGAAGTACGCAGATGCCCTAGGGTTTTGGAGAGGTAGATTCTTCCTTTCTATGAGAACAGTTGGACATTCCAGCAACTTCGGTGGTGGAATTCCTACTCATAAAATATATATGTATAATGTTCGTAATGGGGCCTGGTCTGAGATTGTTCCTAACATCAGCAATTCAGAGTCTCTGCCATTCACCCCGTTTGCTTCCTTCTACTCAAACTACATTGGTAGAAAGACACCACCCGCTGCGAACTATAACAAAGAAGGACTCTACATTTCTCTTGGAGAACCTACTGGAAGAATCTACTTCTTTGATGATGAAGATCCAGTTTATTATGATGGAATCTCCAATGCTACTTCCTTCACTTCTGTTCTGAAAACGAAGGAAATTGATGCTGATTTACCTTCGGAGTACAAGCGTTCTCACACAGTCTCTATCAGGACGAAGAAAACTCCAGTAGCAACAGTAGGTACTTCAACTAAGTTGAATGTGAATGGAACAGACTTAGCTTCTACTCCAATTCAACCCAGTACAATTCCCAAACAGATTAGAATCAAGGGTCCAGGATATTTTCGCACCTTCAATCTTGAACTCACGGATCCTTCCGATCAGTATTTGGAAATTGAAGGTATTACTGTCAACGTCAAGCGGAAGCAAGAACTACCCGAGACAGCAACATGAGTGACCCTTATCCTTATTATTCACCCCTTGCGGATCCACAGTGGCAAGGAGAAATGCCTGCTCCTACTCCTGTAGGGGATCAGGATATTGGAGCTTCTAATCTTAAGTCCAATGCGGATCATGCTCATTCATTCTCCACAGGTGAATGGAAGAATATGCAGGTACTCCCTCCTTGGAGTTGTCCTGGGGGGAATACTAGAATTGGTCAGTATTCTAGAATTGGTACGTCAGTTTATATTCGAGGGTTCTTTACGTGTACTCCGAATACTGCTGGACCGAGTAACATTGCTCAAATTCCGATCGACTTTGCACCTAGGCAAAATATGAGAGAAACATTCTTTGCGTATTCTCCTTTATCTATGGTGCAGATGGACGTTCAACCTTCTGGAATATTGCAGATGAGTTATAGTGCTGGTGTAGCTGTGGCTTCTGTTCTTATCGGAACCTATATTTACGATCTAAACTAATGCCTGCTGATACTGGTGTTTTAGAAGCCATCTTAAAGCGTATGCAAACCCTACAGGGGTTGCAGGATTCTCGTGGTCCGCAGGGGATTATGAGTCGAGGGGCGAATATCTACAACGGAGCTTCTTTAGCAGCACAAAGAGGCGGCGGGTTACAATACGGTCGATACCCATACAGTGATGCAGCTAAAAGGAAGCTATTCAACGGGTGATCTAAATGGCAACTCTTCCTCCTGAAGTAATCGCAAATCTCGCAAGCAAGAAGCTTGGGATTCAACAACAGCATGATACTGGACTACAACAACTTGGTAGCCAGTACAACACAAACCTGTTCAATCTGGGTGAATATCAGAAGGATACTGCTCGTCGTATTAACGATCAGTATGCTTCTCAGGGAATCTTCAACTCTGGTATTCGGGTGAATGAACAGGGTCGTTTGGAAAAGAACGTTGGTGAACGTCGAGGGTTCTTAGGTCAGCAGTATTCTCAGGGACAGTCCGGTATTGAGAATCAGTACACCAATGCTTTGCAAGGTCTGGAAGATTATCGGACTCAGGCAATGCAGGAAGCTACTCGACAAGAACTAGCACAACAACAGTCTGCTGCTCAAATTGCTGCTACTCAACAAGCAGCGGATAGACAATCTGCCGAACAAAGATGGTATGCAGCTATGGCACAAAATCAAGGAGGCGGGGGTGGGGGTGCTCCTGCTGCTGGTCCTGATCAATCTGCTCTTGATCTTTGGAACGCCACTCAGTATTGGAATGCTGTCCAATTGTTGAATGCTACTCAACTTTGGAATCAAGCTATGCAATCACAGAATCGTACTGAGTTTGCAGGATCAGGTAATCCACTAGGTCTGCCGGGTGCGAGGTTCAAGTAATGGCATTCGGAGGATTTGAAGGTTTAATCAAGAAGCTGTCTCAAAGGGGTGCTGGACTTAGTGCTGCTGACTATGATGCCAGTAAACCTGCTGATTTAGGAGAGGGTCTTTACTCCCTTCAAAAGAACAAGGGTGGTTTAAATCTAGATGAGATTGAGAATGACCCTCTCTATAACCTAGAGCTTCAAGCTATTGATGCTGGTACTCCGTCAGGCGGTGGTGGCGGTAGTGGTTTAGCTTCTAAATTAGCTCGGGCTGCTGCTGAGAATGCTTATGGTGGACCTTCTCTAGATCAGCTTCGTCAGTATGGTGCCGAGGGTCAAAATAGAATCAGCACTCTCTATGGTCAACTGGCTCAATATATGCAGGGAAAGCAGGGAGAAACTGCAAATCTGTATAATGCTGGACAGATGAGGGCTGGTGCAGCTTACGAAAATGCTGCAAAAGATATTCAGGCTGGACAGCAACAAGCCGCTGCTAATATTGCTGGTAGTACCGCAGGATTGTCTGCTGGTAAAGAAGCAGCACAAGAAGCGGCTGCTGCTGCAAATGCTTCTATTCAGAGACAAGCTGCTCTGAATGCAACTAACAAGGCTAATGCTCTAGCTGGTATGCAGAATCTCGGTACTGGTCATCAGGCTATTCTGAATGACCTTATGGCTGGTACAAAACAAGAGCAGCAAGCTCAGAGTGGAAGGTTTTCTGA